GGTTGGTGCTCCTTGTAGTGTGCTGCCATAATGGCAACGCCGAATTCATATGCCATCTGCGGCTTAACCGCGTTCCCTAGGGCCTTATTTCGGTGTGCCCCGTTGGGAACCCCATGACCGCTTCTGTAAGTTCTGGCGAGGGATACCGATGCCCGATCACCAGTGAGCAGAAATCCTGCCAGTCGTTCGTAAGGGTTTGTTTTTCTGTCACCCCCTGTCGGGGTTTCAGGCGTCCGCCCTTGTAGTTCGTTGCTAGAGGTGTGGGCCAAAATCCAAACCCGTCCGCGTCTATCCTTGGAGTTGACGGCACAAGCTGGAATAAGCATGCCCCATGCGGAGTATCCAAGGGCCTCCAGGTCAAAAAGCACATCGTCGAGGCCCATCGTGACGTGCCCAGCAACGTTTTCAAACAGGCACCAAGTGGGCCTTTTAGCGGCAATGATCTGCTTAATGAACGGCCAGAGGTGGCGGTCATCTCTCTTGCCCTTGCGCTTCCCGGTAAGACTGAAAGGCTGGCAAGGGTATCCGCCGGCAATAAGGTCAACTGTCGGGAGGAGGTCCGGAGAGGCAGCGCACTCACACACATCTCGCCAGCGTGGGACATCTGGCCAGTTTTTTTCGAGAACCCTTGTGCAGAAAACATCTTTTTCCACCTGCCCTTTACATTTCATCCCTGCCCATTCCAGCCCCATCGTGAAGCCGCCTATGCCGGCACAGAGGTCTAAAAAGGTCACGTCCTACCCCCCCCCCTTATTTTTCAAATCCGTTGAGGTAGTCGCGCCAGTAAGAGTCGGCGGTTTCGCCGGGCGGATTCTGGCATCCCTCACTACGTTTTTTTTTCCACCAACGCTTGACGGAATGCTCAAAAGCTTTCCACGGGCCGGGCCACTTCCGCATTGAGATTGTCCGCTGCATGACTGCCCCAGGCGTTTTTCCAAAACTGTAAGGGCAGCAGATGCAGCCCACGCGGTGAAAACCTTCGTCATACAGTGACGGATATTGCAGGCCATTTGCCTCGATAAATTCCCATACGGCCCATTCTGGCCATTGAAATATTGGGTGGTAATGGGTGTGAACTTTGCGGCCTTTCTTTTTTTTGCCACGCCCCTTGCGGATAACGCGCACATTGATGCGCCCGCGTTCTGCGCGACCCACACTTTCCTCAGCGCGTATGCCAAACAGCCGTGTTTCAAGCGGCACGTTCCAGCTCGGCTGCTCTTTGATGTGGTCGCAACACCATCGCTGCATGCGCAGGGGGGGGCGTTTGTCGCAACAAAGGCGAAAAAACTCTTTGCGGGCCTCAGCCATTGCACTTGCGGATAGTGCGCCCGTATAAACCGCACCACTTCCGGCGGGTCGATGGTTGTGTAAGTGTAAAACGCCTGATGCTTCACGCCCGCCAGCCTGCACAGTTCGAGCGTGGTGATGCTGTCCTTGCCGCCACTGAATCCCACGAAATATCCTTCTGGAGGCTCATGCTGGCGCAGAAAATCAATACTCTCTCGGATGTAGTCGCCCAGGTCGAAACCGGGCAGTGAAGCTTGGCGGATCGCATTCATCACTCCCCCTCCCGGCCCTGCTGGCGCACCAGCGCCGCTACGCAAGCTGTGAGTTGCGGGCGGTCAGCAGTGCCAAGCGTGGCGCTATTTCTTGTTTGACGTTTTATGATTTCTTCCGCGTATGACAGGGGGCGCTCAAGGCTTTTACACAGAGCGGCAATCTTTGAGTGCAGCGGGCGCAGGGCTGCGGGTATCGCCGTAGGTTGTCCCGCCCTGGGGCGCGGCTGCCAGCCCTTGTTGCGCATTTCGGCCAGCACGGCCTTGAGCTGCGGCACGCTGCACTTGCCTGCGCTATTACGCCCTGTGACAGATGAAAGCAGATTGCGGTATGTGTCCTCGTCAAGGCCCATGTCACCAGCGGCAATATGCACACTGGCAATCAAGCCTTTGCGGTACGCTGCGGCACGGCTGTCTTGCGTCCTCATGGTTTTGTTCTCCTTATGGGGTGGACGGTCACGTCTTCCACGGGAACAAACAGCCGCGTACCGTCCACGCTGACATTGACCATCCAGTGCCCGGATGCGTCGAGAATCGGCGCGGAATTCGTCCAGGTACCGATGTACCGGGGCAAACCGTCAACCCACCGGCATACAGATACGCGGCAGGGGTACGGCATGTCCGGGGCTTCGGGTGTTGCTGCAAAGCCCTCAAGGGCAACCTCGGCAATAAGCCCCGCCAAGGCTTCACGGAAAAAATAGCGGTGCGATCCGTCAGGGGCATCAAGCCAGCAACGGTTAACACGTATCCGGTAAGCGCCGTCCGGCCCGCCGTGATCTTCGGCGGGCGACAGCTCAAACCGTGTACGCCGCGTGTCAATTCTGACACTAAATGAATGTGGAAATTTACGCTTGTCCACGTTCCATCCCCCTGGGCGTCTGCTGGCAAGCATCGTTAAGCGCCCGCAGCATGACCTTGATCATTGCTTGCGTTTTCTCCGGGTCGCGGCGGCCACGATGCACCATGCACACGATGGATTCATCGCTGTTATCGCGGATGTACCAAGCGTTGGCGGCGGTTTTGCGCAAGGTGAAACGTTGCAGATTCTTGGGCATGGCCTTAGTCCTCCTGCCTCATTACGCGGGCTTTAAGGCCGTCAGCAAAGCGGCGCACATCTTCAAGCGCCGAATCCATATTACCGTTAATCCAGCCACGCCCCTTGGGGATAAGAAAGCTCTTGCCGTCATAGGTATGGGTAGAAAGGACATTGACAGCGTTTTTCACCGCAGTTTCAGGCCCGGTTATGAGGGGCAGCGCGCCGGACGGGCAACGCGAACCAAACTCAATAAGACCAGAGGCCCAGCAATACGCACATATTTTTCTCATAGCGTTATCCCTTGGCTGCTCATCAGGCCGGAGCCGCCACGCCCCGACGACCGCCCCGCAGGGCGGTTTCGCTATTAGACTGCCTGCGCGACAGTTTCATCATCCGTCGGAATGGATTCCTGGGGGATGTCAATAAAAAAGGTGTCTCTCTGTTGGCGCTTGCACCCCACCAAAGACAAACGCTCGTCAGGCCAAGCCAGCATACGTTCTTTATTCAACTCTTCTTTCAGACGAATGCCGTCAGTCAGCCCAAGCTCATGGCAGCGGGCCAAGGACATTTCCACAGTCACTCCGCGCTCTTGGGTGATGGCCGTGGATGCACGGAAGCCTATTTTGCCATGTCCCAAGTCAAGGGTTTTAGCCGAGCGAAACAGCTCTGCTTTATACAGCTTTGCCCATACGGCCACGCCATTTGCAAGCTCTGCGCGGCGAGCGGCAATACTGTTCGCGCGTTGGCGCGCACGGGCTTTGGCTGCGTCTATTTCCGCCTGCATGTCGCATTCTATGGCCGCCATCTGGCGATCAAGGGCGGCTATTTCGGCCACAGCCACTGTGGCCTCGCGTTTGTCGGCAATAACAATAGGAGTAGGTTTGAGGCGTGCCATGTTATTCTCCTGTATACAGGTTGCATTGTTGGCACTCCCGCCACTGGCGGAGCGCGAAGGGGTTTGAAGTGGGGATAGGTGCGGCGCGACGGGCAGCGCAGATATCAGCACTGCGAGTGTCGCCGTATACCGGGCAGACGGCCAAGGTCGCCATGATGCGCGCGGCCATGTTGCCCGTGCTGCCCGGATATTTGCCGTTAAGTAGCAGACTCAAGCTGCTGCGGGCCACGCCCAGGCGGCGGGCAACATCAGTCACGTTTGTGACGGCAACAGCCTGCTCAAGCAGCGTCCGCCATTCTGCGGGAGAGCAATCAGACATGACTGCCCCCGATATACACGGTTTTGCCCGTGTTACGGTCTGTGACGGTCTTTTCCACACGGTTATACGAGGGGGCCTTGGGGCCGGTATTGGCGTCTGGCCGCAGAAAATACGCTCCCGTGCGGGCCGTCTTGCCAAGCATGCCCGCGCGCCAGAGTGCGCGGCAGTAGTTCTTAAGATTGTCCTCTGCGCCGCGCTCGGAGCCATCGCATACAGTGCGCAGCAGATCAGCCACGGTTGCCATGTTTGCCATGCGCAGCACGTTCCACGCCTTCTGGCGCAGGGTGCGGCCTTCGCTGGTGGCGGCACGGCCAGCCCGCTGGCATGGCAGAAAGCCGCCTACCTGCGTCCATTGCTGCCCGGCTGCCGTCAGGCCGTGCATGTTGTCTTCTGTGGTGTGGATAAGGCCATAGCTGCGCAGGCAGCGGCACACGGTACACACTCCGTCGCTGGTTACCCCGAGGGCTGCGGCCAGTTGCCGCGTGTAGCATGCGCCGTGCTCGGCAAGGTGGTGCATCACACGCTCGGACAAAACAGCCATGACTACGCAACCGCCTTGCGCACAGTTTTGGCCGTGCGGCTCTGCCAGTCATGCGCCAGTTCCACTCCCGCGAAGTGGGCCACGTCAAGCTTGCCGGTGAGGCCGTTGGCCTTGGCAAGCTGCTCTATACGGGCCAGCACGTTGAGCACTTCACGCATGCGCCCGGCAGACAGCCGCAACACTTCACCCGCCAGTGCCGGGGTCAACTCGTATTCGCAGAGCTTAGCGCAAGCCAAGGCCACGTCCGCAGCAGTGCAGGGACCGAACTCAACCACCTGGGCAATACGCGAGGATATTTGCTTGTGACGGCTGATATTGCGCTGTATCTGTTCCATACCGATCAGCACCACGGTGACCTCGGCGCGGTCGGAGAAGTCGCGGATTTTCTCCAGTACGCTGGCGGAATCCCGCAAGGTGAACTCGCTCTCATCAATGATGATTGGAGACTGACGCTCAATCAGCACCCGCAGGCAACGCTCAAACAGTTGCTGGGCCGTGCCGCGCGAATCCACGTTGAGCGCCTTGGCAAGCTCCACAAGAAAGTATTTTGGCGTCCAATCCACGTTAGCGCGCAGATACACGGCTCCGGCTTCCTCGGCCCAACGGTAAACAATGTGCGACTTGCCCAAGCCCGGTTGGCCGTGAACAAGCATCATGCCAGCCTCGGCAGCGCCGCGCGCTTCCACGGCTTTGACCCCAGCCGTAAACCGGGCGTAGTTTTCGGTTTTTACAAATCCTTGACGCATTTGCATTCTCCTTTGTTAAGCAATGCCTTCCACGTCGAGCAGGTCACGCATGTCTGCGTATTCCTCGCCCTTGCGGTAATTGGTCAGAAATTCAATGTCTGCCGTTGTCTGCTGCGCGGGGTTGCGCATCAGCCAGCGGTAGCGGTCAAACGTGTTGGCAAAGAGGGGGCGCGCGGCTTGAGCCGTGGGGGCGTCTGCCTCTATCATTTCCGGGGCCGCCACGGCCTCACAGGCAGCAGACATGTCAATGACTGTGGGTTGTGTGCTGTCGGCCAAGGCGGGGCGCAAGACGTCGGGAAGGATTATTTCCGCACCGGGGGCCACGCGCTGAAGCTTGGCATCTATGCGTTTGACCTGCGCCTTGGCGCGCTTGTCGCGGGCGTCTTGGACGCGGCTTTCCGCAAAGTACGGGCTGGTGTTGCCTTCAAGTGTGGCCTCGCATATCTGCCTGCCGTCGAGCGTCCAGCACGAGATGCGGCTGCTGTCCCAAATGTCGTAGCGGGCTTCGACGTATTGGCCGTGGTAGTCTTCTAGTTCCGGCGCGTAGTAAAAGCCGTTAAACATTTGTATCCAGCAATTACGACACTTGCGACGCTCACCGGGCATGAACAGTTCAGCGCCCATGCCGTGCGGCACCAGCACAGGTTCAAAGCCGCGTTGCTCAAATGTGGCCCAAAATTCGTTGGGGCTGTAATGCACCATGCGGCCCTCCGCATCGCGGTAACGCGGCAACCCACGGTGCGGCGTGGCGTTATATTCCTCCACACGGGCGAGGATGTGCTTTTTGCATTCGTCCCAAGTGGGCAGGATGGCGCGTTTACCGTTTTTGAGGGCGGCGCGGCTGGCCTTGAAATTGCGGTGGGCGGCGTCCGTGTCCATAAGCGCCCCGGTGTAGCTGGCAAGCCCCTGCGCGGCGCGTACCCACAATGTTTTGACGGCGCGCTCCATGAGGCCCTTACCCTGCGGGCGGCCCGGAATGGCATTGCAAGGCGAGATGCCAAGGCGTTGAAACATGCCAGTGCGGTCATCAAGCAGTAGCTTGTTATAATAGCCGGGGCCGGAGTCGCTATAAAACATAGCTGGTATGCCCGCCCACAGGCAGGCCATGCGCAGGGCGTCAAGCACGGTCAGCTTGCTTTCAGACAGCGCAATACTGATGCCCACGCAACGGCGGGTTGCCACGTCGATGATGGCTGTAATCTCGGGTTTGAAGGGCTGCCCGTGGTCAGGGTGGAGCACCTCGGCGTCAAACGTGGTGCCGTCCGCCGTGTACACATCGCCGGGCCACAGTTCAGACGTGTCGCGGCGCTGGTAGGGCCGCAGCTTCAAAAGAGCGTTGCCAGTGGCGCGGCCAGCTTCACGGGCCGGGGCGCTCATCTTATTGAGAGCGCGGCGCACGGCATATATGGAGGGCGGCGTTTCTCCACGCTTTTTCAGGGCGCGGGCAAATTCGTCATAAGCGAGGGCAACGGTGGGATGCTGTGGCTTCTGGTAGTACCCGAGGAATGCTTCAAACCAATCCGGCAACGGCTCGGACTTGCGAAAGGCGGGCAACAGCGCAGCTTCGCCGCCCTCGGCGTAATCAGACGCCCAGCGGTACAAGCTGCGGCGTGACAGCGTACCGCCGCGCTTGCAGGCAGTAGCTGTGCTGATCAGCTCTTGCAGCGCTGGGGAAAGGCTGCCGAGGCGCGAGGCTGACACAAGGTGCTGCACTGCCTTTTCTTTGCCCACAATGCCCGACAGACGCTCAATCTCGCGCACAAACGCAAGCCGGGCCGTGGCTACGGTGCGCTCACGATCAGAGGCGCGGGTCCATTCCGGCGGCTGGGCCGGGGTTGGCGCAGTGCCAACCGTGCCGCCAACTATGACGGGAGCGTTAGAATTAGGCGCGCTGGCGGCTGCCGCGCGGGCTTCGCGCAGCATGGCAGAGGCAATTGCATCGCGCGTGGCCGGGGGCATGCTGGAGATTATCCATTGGTTTCCGCCTCCTAAACCACTCCGTCGCGCAGATTCCCAGCTTTCACGCTTGGCACGCGCCTGTACGGCGCGTTCTGTTATCGCCAACAGTCCGGCAATGTCTCGCGTTGCGTATGTCTCTGTTGCCATTGCCATAGCCTGTTCCTACTGCGCCGCCCGGCGTGGGTCGCAAAGCAGGTTTTCCGGCACGCCGTGTTTACGAAACCAATCAAGTACAACAGGACTATGTATCTCGCCGCTGACCGTACGGGCAACTGCAACGCCAGACACACCAAGCATGCGCCCCAGAGCCGCATAAGATGGTACTGCGTTAGCATCCATCACTTCCCGCAAGCGCCAGCGGTACTTGCAACGCTTTGCACCAAGTTCAAGGCGCTGTGGGGCCGACACACGGCTCATAGTTCTTCCTCCAGTTTGCGGACCTGTTTTCGGGCTTTCTTTTGGTCAAGAATGGCGCGGGCGTAGTCCCGCAGCTTGCGATCATCATCCGTCATGATATCCAGCCCCACACTGCGCAGCATGGCGCGCAGGTGAGCCGGGTTGCCTGTGGCCTTGTAGTAGGCCAGCAGCATCAACACAGACGGCGGGCGGCTATCGTCAGACGGGGATAAAATCTTGTGCAGCATCTCTTCGCGGATGCCGCTTGCGTTGCCGCCAGTCAGCTTGATGCCGCTGGCCCGCGCTATGACACTGAGCTTGTCCGACAGTGCTTTGCGTCCCTCTCCCTCGGGCGCGCCAGCAATGCCGCGCATTGCCGCCTTGATGGCGGGCAATGCTCCGGCAAGCTGGGCGATATCTTCTATGAGGGAGAGTTGGCGCACAAGATTACCTTTGACTACCTAATCAGCTGGTTGATTACGCTTTTGCCGTGCAAGGCGTCCTTGAGCAATTTTCGCACACCGCTTGCACTTATCCTCTTCAGAAAGCTCCATAAAAGCTGTAAACGTCACGGCACTACAAAGCCTCCCGTCACTGCGATTAGACGGACATGCAGGCCAAGGGCTGCTATCAAATTGGCGTAAATGTGTTTTCATGCTGCCTCCGCTTGTCCAAAATTTGGTTTGGTCTGGACGTTGACCCTATGCGCGGCGGCCTGTTAGTTTGGTTTTGCGTGTAAATATTAACCGCCCGCAAGAAGAGTATTAGCTAAAAATTAAGAACATATCAAGCTAAAAGTCATTTCGTTCTTCACTTTTACTAAAAATTGCTAACCAAGTGATTTAGCTAAAAATCTTCTAAGATGGGCATTTCGGTCTTATTTTCGGAGTTCTACATGGAAAGAGCGAAATCTTTCGAGGCCAAGTTGGCGCGAATAATGAAAGCCGCACAAATTGAAAAAGAAGCCGATCTAGCTAAAATGCTTGAAATCAATCAATCATCAATTGCTGCGGCCAGAAAGAGACAACAAATTCCGCCTGCATGGATAGAAAAGATAGCAGAGAAACTTAATATAAATGCAAACTGGCTTTTCTTTGGGCAGGGAGAAATGACTTTCTCTAAAGACATAAATTCTTGCATTATAGCTAAAGACTGTGATGTAGAATTAAAGCTTATTCCGATGGCCGAGGCTCGACTTTCAGCCGGTAACGGCAGCCTCGAGGTGAACGGAGACTGCGAGAGAAGCTATGCCTTCCGCATGGACTTCTTGTTGCGCAAGGGCAATCCAGACAAAATGGTTCTGATGCGCGTAGCTGGCGACAGCATGCAGCCAGAGATCATGGATGGAGACGTGGTTCTGTTGGACCAGAGCAAAACGAACATCATCCCAGGCAGGATTTTTGCGGTAGGATTCGAAGAGGCTATCTATCTGAAAAGAATAGATATGATACCGGGAAAAGTAATTTTAAAAAGCGTCAATGAAGAGGCGTACCCGCCCATTGAGCTTGATATGCGTGGTGATATGGCTGAGTTCTTCCGCGTGATCGGTAAGGTTATCTGGAGCGGCCGCGAGTACCGCTAGCCAGAATGAGATGCAGGCGATAAGACGCCGCTAATTAAGTGCCAACAAGAACGCAAAAACGCGCAAGAAAGCAGCAAGGATACTGATTTTTTGCGCGTTTTTGTTTTGGCTCTGGCGCAGCCGAAAACCCTTGATGCAAGCGGACGCGAAAGGCAAAAGCCCCTCTTTCTCTCAGTGCCAATCTTAACGCTACCCTAGTCTCAGAACATATAAACTTTGAACTGCTCCACATTTCGAAATTGTCACTTTGACGAAAAATATAATCTTCGAAAGAATCCATGCAGTACCGCGCGCTTACCGAGAACGTTAGGGTGTTTCACAACTCTAAAATGCCCTGTCGGTTGCATAGCAGACGCCCACCGTAGAGGCGTAAGTGTAGCTTTCAGCCGTTGCGGCAGGTAGCTACGGAGAAGACAGCACCGTTATTTATTTGCGCGGTAAAGCGCCGGAACGAACGTGTCTTAAACTTAAACTTTGAGAATACATATTCTCAAAGTTTGCTCTAGATGTAGAGCATTTAATCTTTTTCTAAGTTAAAATTCTTTATTTGTCGGATCATTTCGTCAGCTATTTTTTTCTGTTGTCTGGCTTTATTTTCTTTATTTTTCTCAGCAGATAAGTTTTTTAGATCTTTCCAATCAATAAAAGGGATGCCCAATTTATTCAAAATAGGCTCAACCTTATTAAGATAATTAGAAACTTGACTTTTATTATCCTTCCAACGAGTTAACTCCTTTTTATCTATGTTATTTAATATTCTATAAGTCTCATCGTTTTTGAAACCTTGTATTTTAAGCTCATAGGCTTTTATGTTTCTCTGAGCAACGTCATCATGACTAACTATATTAATTGCATTTTTTAACAACTTCAACATATATCCTATTGGATCATCACTAACATTTTTAATATCAATATCAATCAGCCGTATTTTTTTTACTTCATTAATATAAAAAACCATCTTTCCTATTGATTCATAGAAAGAG